TCTCGCGCTCTTCCTCAGGCGTTTACTCAGATGACGGACTATATGACGTCTGCTGTTAGTAACACTGCTAACACCGAGATGTTGACTTCTGTACCGAATACAACGTTGAACTTGTTGTCGCTGAGTCTTCAGTCGATTAGTAATAAGGATGTCTTTGATGATGCTGGTCTCCCTTATGTCTATGGTGCCTCTAAGGTATTAGACATGCTTGGATATGGTTCTTTCCTTGCGTCTTCGAATACTGCTAAAGCTACTATTACTGAATCTTATTTAGGGATTAAGTCTCTTGAAGATACGTTGAATCCTTTGATTTATTCTGTTAGTCAAACTGTGAATCTTCTTCCGTTGTTGTCTTATCAGAAGATCTACTATGATTTCTTCTCTGACTCTCAATGGGAAAAGCACCTGGCTTATGCATATAATGTAGATTATTGGGACGGTAAATCTCAATTGCTACTCGCTCCCGAAATGCTTCAGCTTCGTTATTCTAATTATCCGAAAGATTACTTTATGGGTATTTTGCCGCGCAGTCAGTACGGTGGTGTAGCTGTTTTGCCTTCTCACTCTAGTGCATTCGTTTCTAACCGTGTCGTATTTAGCCCTGATGAAAACATTCAATCTCCGGCTTCAGGTCTTTCAAATCTTGCTGATTCTAATAATGTGCAGTCTGATAGTACTTCTCCTTCTGCACGTTCTGCTTATGTTTCTGCCGATCTTTCTGCCCTTGCAATTCGTGCAACTGAATACTTACAGCGCTGGAAAGAGGTAGTTCAATTCAGTAGTAAGGATTACTCGGATCAGATGCGGGCTCAATTCGGAATTGAAGCTCCTGAATATATGGGAAATCACGCTCATTATATTGGAGGTTGGTCTAATGTGATCAATATCAATGAAGTCTTGAATACCAACTTAGAGTCTGACAGGTCTCAAGCCGTGATCGCTGGTAAAGGCGTTGGTTCTCAGTCTGGACATACGCTGACTTATGATTGTGGCGCTGAACATCAAGTGATTATGTGTGTATATCATGCTGTTCCTATGGTTGACTGGAGTTTGACTGGTCAAAATCCTCAGTTGACTGTTACTTCTATTACTGATTTCCCCCAACCTGCGTTCGATCAGTTGGGTATGCAGCCTGTCCCTGCTTTGAACTTACAGAATAACCCGTCTCGTTCCGTTTCTGGTTCTATTGGTTATAATCTTCGGTACTGGCAATGGAAGTCTAATATTGATACTGTTCACGCTGCGTTTCGTCCTGGTATGGCGTATCAGTCTTGGTCTGCCCCTGTTGACGGTTGGGATGTTTTGACTTCTTCTGGTACTTGGTCTTATCGGTCAATGAAAGTTCGTCCTCAGCAATTGAACTCTATTTTTGATCCCCAGGTTTCTGGTCAGAACTGTTCCGTTGCTTATGACCAGTTGTTGTGTAATGTTAATTTCCAGGTTTATGCTGTTCAGAACTTGGATAGAAATGGTTTACCTTATTAATGTATTGATTATGAGAAGTTTTGCTTATAAAAATGAGAATTTTGAAAGAGATTCGTATGTTCCCGAGCTGAAGGAAGACAATCCGTGCTACCAGGCTTCTGCTTATGATCCGGTTATGTATGATAAGACTCTTGACGGTGATCTGATCCAGTGTGATATGACTCAGATCCTTCTGAACCAGGAAAAGTACCGTCGTTTGCTTGGTGATATGAACGTCAATGATATCCTTGCTCAAATGCATCCTACTCAATCTACTGTGATGGACGGCATGACGGATGAGGAACGTTTTAATTGTGTTATTTCTCGTCATTGTCAGACTATGTCTGAACGCCAGGCTGTGTTACAACAATTGGCTAATGAGAAATCTGAGTTGACTGCATATGCCAAGTCTATGCTGGCAGAGGAAACGGCAGCGCCCGCCCAAGAGGTTACCGCCCCTGCCGCTAGTGCGCAATGAGGTATTTAGAGATTGGAGAGAGCATACTCTCTCCTAGAAATGAACATCATTTTCTTGGTGCTGCTATTAGTGGTATCTTTGGTTCATTGCAACAGTCTAGCGCTAATCGTGCTAATTTCCGCAATACTCAGACTACTAATAAGTTCAATATGCTGGAAGCCCAGAAACAGCGTGATTGGCAAGAAAAAATGGTTGATGAATCGCGAGAATATAATTCTCCTGAAGCTATGATTTCCCGTGGTTTGAATCCGTTTATGTCTGGTTCTGCTGCTCAGACTGGTTCTGGCTCAGGTTCTTCCCCTTCTGGTGCTCAGGCTTCTGCTGTTAGTCCTATTCCTGCCCAGGCTTTTCATCCCGACTTTTCAAGCGTGGATACTGCTTTGGCCTCATTCGCTCAAGCCAAGAAGCTTATATCTGAATCTAATCAGATTGATACTATGACTCCGTATATGATTAAGAAGATGCAAGGTGATACGGATTATAGGCAGATAGGTGTCGGTGAATCTGGTTATTGGAATAAGCAGACAGGCCGTATATCTGCCGAGTTGGATCAGTCTATGGAGCGTCAGCGACTGGAGAACGCTGTTTCAGCAGGAAAGCTTTCGGCCGCTCAAACGTCGCAAATTTATCTTCAATCTGATTCTCAAGTTATTCTGAATAGATATATGGATGCTCAACAGCAAGCGGATCTGTTTACAAAAGCTCAGTATCTTTATAACCTTGTACAGCAAGGCGCTTTGACTGAGCGCCAGGTTCAAACTGAACTTCAACGTGCAATCCAGATAGCTGCTCAGACGCAAGGACAGAAGATTTCTAATAGGATAGCTGCTGGTACTGCCGATGCTCTTATGAGTGCTACTAATATGGCTTACTATACACAGTATTATGATTCTCTTTGGGACTACAAGAACGTCAATAATCGTAAGAATATGCAGTATTCTAAGGACAAGGCCTTGCGCGATTATTATAAGTGGTCTGCTGGAAATGCCAAGAAGGATTTTGATACTTATGGTCTACGTAATGCTGTAGATTATGGTACGAAGATCTTTCAGAACATGCCTAAGCTAAGGATCAGTTCTCGTGGTAATCCTTCCTCGGCCAATGGAATAGGTTATTAATCTTCAGGACTAAAAGCCTATCGCGGCGTTTGAGCGATATACACCCGCCGCCCGCGTAGGGCCTTTATAAAACGGAGCGAAGCGACTTCCTTGGAGAAGCGTTTCGCTTCGGTATTTTAGCACGTAGGTGCGCAAAGGCAGGTTCTATCTGACCTGCCGTGCCTATACACCTTTGTATGCATCCACGCCCTGGATCTATTAGTAATGGATCTAGGACTTTTTTTTGTTTTAATCAAGCGAAGCCCCTAGTTGTGTCCGGAGGAAATTTGAGTTATCATCTCAAATTCGGTCTCTCTTGTCCATAAACGCACAACTCACACCCTAACCGTAGAATAAAAAACTCCGAAATATTTTGTTTATTCGAAAATAATGCTTTCCTTTGCCCCTGTAGAAACCAACTCGTTAAATTATTAACATTTAAAATTTTACAATTATGCTGAAATTTATTATTTCCCTTAAAGAAAAACAGACTGGTCGTGATGTCATACCGCCTTATATTGTCAATTCTTTGGATGATCTTGGATATTATTCTGAGCGAGTTTCTTCGTTGGGTCTTATTGTTATTGTGGATTCAATTAAAGAAGAAAATGACTTTGTCGAACTTAAAACTCAAGCTGATGAAAAGTAATAATATTTGGAAAATTATAATTGGTGCTGTTTCTGCTGCGCTTGGTTACATTCTTAATGCTATCGGATTATGAACTATTCCCTTATGTGTTTCCTTGAGTATTTGCTTTATTCTAACGCTCATTTTACGGTGACTAGTGCGAGGCGTACTCCTGAACAGAACAAGGCTTGTAATGGCGCTCCTAATTCTCAACATCTGATAGGTGAAGCTATTGATATCAAACCTTACGGTTCTACTGGTTTTAGTAAGTTGCTTGAGTTGATTCATAGTTATTCTGATTATGCTTCTCCTTTTGACCAACTTATCATTTACTCTGGTTTTATTCATGTTTCGTTTGGTCCGCGTAGTCGTCGCCAAGTGATTGATAAAAGATAATAATTATGAAATATACACCGGAGTTGCTTAAAGCTGCTGATCATTGTCAGCATCGCTCATTTATTACCAACAGATATACGGGTAAGCGTATCGCTGTAGATTGTGGTCAATGCGACTATTGTATCCATAAGCGAGCTCAAAAGGCGTCTATGCGTGTGAAGACCGCTGGAAGTGCCTTCGAACATTGTTGGTTTGTTACGCTCACCTATGATAATGAGCACATTCCGTTGTTTAATTGCGAGGTGCACCACTCTGAATACGACGATGTTTTAAGTGATTCCGGTTTTGTTTATGGTTATGAAAAACATTCGTGTGTCCCGGTATCCGAGTATAGTTGCTCAGATTCACAACAATTGCGTCATATATACTTTACACAAGTACAGGGTACAGTTCCGTATAACCGTGAATCAGGTCAGCATGAACCGGTTAAGGATAATTGGTTTCTTTCTATGGATGCTATCCGTTCCTTTATTGCTAAGACGCAGTCCGCTACGCCTTACGGTAAAGAAGGAGAACTTTCCGCTAGATACGGAGATAATCTTATCCCTTATTTGAATTATGTTGATGTTCAGAATTATATTAAACGATTGCGTAAACATTTAAAAACGGTTTTAGGTTCTTATGAGACGTTACATTTCTACGCTGTGGGTGAATATGGACCAGTCCATTTCCGCCCGCATTATCATATCTTACTATTCACAAACTCGGAACAGATCCCAAAGGTATTACGACAGTGTCATGATAAGAGTTGGAAGCTCGGTCGTTCAGATTTCCAGACTTCCCGCGGTGGAGCTGCATCGTACGTTGCGGGTTACATTAATAGCTCTTGCTCTACTCCCCTGTTATATAGATCATGTCGTGCGTTTAAACCCCGCCAAAGAGCGTCTATTGGATTTTTTGAGAAAGGCGAGGTTTTTGAGGAGAGTGAAGACATCTATCACGCGATTGAACAAAAGATCGATTCTGTCATTAATGGACGAATCTATAACTTCAACGGGATTAGTGTTAACTCAACTCCCCCCATGTCGTATATCCGTACCTTACTCCCCCGATTCTCAAGTGCTCGTTATGACGATGCTATTGCGATTGCTGGAATTATTCGAGCTGTTGCAAGCGCGCCAAAAAGAATTGCAAGGTTCGGTATCATAGATTATGATTCTGATTCTGTCCTTTCTATTGTTCGTGCTTATTATCAGTATCTTACATTGAATCATCATTTACCCAATGAAGACGAAATTATATTACATAATGCTCGGTGCCTTACTAGGCTCTGTAACAGTTCTTCTGATGTCGATATTGAATCTTATATTAATAAGTTATATCGGCTATTCCTTTATGTCAGTAAGTTCCTTAGGAACTGGCATTTGCCTCCCATTGGTGGCAATCTTGATTCTTATGCCAGTCGTATTGATTTTATCCTCAAAACTGGAATAGAATATGAAAAGAAAGCGGACTATGTACGAATGTGTGATTCGTTGCGAATACAACAGACTTTGCCAGCCCCTATGCTTCGGTATTTCTATGTACCAGCCGAAGGATGCGAAATGGCGACCATTGGTATCGGAGAAGACGGAGAATATGCAGACGGATTTGTTCGTCCCATTAAAGAACAGGTATGCGTTCCGTTTGATGACCCCCGAATCCCATTTCTCGCGGCTTGTAATTACATCAAATCCGCGAAACCCGATACAAGAAGTGCCTATGATAGTAGGCAAAGTAGCGATTTACAAAGATGTCTTGATTTCCGTGCTGCTACCTTCTGCCGCGATATGATCAAGCATAAGAAGCTTAATGACGCGAATGATATATTTAACCAGATGATTTAACTTGTTAATTTTTAATTATTTATGAGTGATTTTAATCCGTTGGATCGAGCGAAAATTGCCGTTCATCGCTCTTCCTTTGATTTGTCTAGCAAAAAACTATTTACGGCAAAAGTCGGAGAGATCCTTCCTTGTTATTGGCAGATTGCTATTCCTGGTAACAAATATCGTATTTCTTCTGAGTGGTTTACTCGTACTGTTCCCGTTAATACGGCTGCATATACTCGTATTAAAGAGTATTATGACTTTTATGCTGTGCCGTTACGCTTGATTTCTCGCGCTCTTCCTCAGGCGTTTACTCAGATGACGGACTATATGACGTCTGCTG